AACATCGACCCCTCGCCGGCCTGGGCCGCCTACCTCCAGACGGAGGATGGTGAGCCGCTGCAGGATGATTCCGGCACTTTTCTGGACACCGCCCCATGAGCAAGCTCGCCCTCACCATCACCCAAGCGGGCCATGCCCGCTTCACCGCCGCCCAGGTCGATGACGACATCGACCTGTCCATCAGCGCGGTTGGCCTGACGAACACGGTGTTCGTGGCAGCGCCGACGCTCACCGCCCTGCCGGGCGAGTTCGGCCGCGTGTCGACGATCTCAGGCGAGGCGGTCGGTGACAACGTCGTGCACATGATCGTGCGCGACAGCGAGCCGAACGCCTACCAGGTGCGCGGCTTCGGCCTGTTCCTCGCCGATGGCACGCTGTTCGCGTCCTATGCCCAGGCAGAGCCGCTGTTCGAGAAGTCGGCGCTGTCCGACATGCACCTCGCGATCGACATCGCCTTCCCGACCGGCAACGTCGAGCAGCTGACGTTCGGCGACACCAACTTCCTCAATCCGCCCGCGACCACCGCCCGGCGCGGTGTCGCTGAGCTGGCGACGCAGGACGAAGTCGAAGCCGGCACCGACGCCGAGCGCATCGTCACGCCAAAGACCCTCGCGCAGCGGTTCGCCTTCTTCTTCGGCCGCAAGATCTCCACAGCCGGCCTCGCCACCGGCGGTGGCGATCTCACCGCCGACCGCACCATCACCGTGCCCGCAGCGTCGGCGGCCGAGGCAGACGCCGGCGCGCTCGTTACCAAGGCGCTGACGCCGGCGAGCATCGCCAATGTCCTCGCCTCGATCCTCGCGCGCGTGCCGCTCACCCGCCGGGTCAACACCGACGGCCTGGCGCTTGGCGGCAATGCGCTCGGCACCGACGTGACGATCTCGGTCCCCCCGGCCACGCCCGAGCAGTTGCTCAACGCCATTGCCAGCAACGTCGCGGTCACGCCCGCGTCGTTCGGCGGTCTTGCGAAGCTGCTCGACGTCTCAGGCTACTATACGCTTCCCGGCGGCCTCATCGTTCAGTGGGTCACCTATCGCGCGCTGCTGGCTGACGAACCGAGCGTGACGATCAACTATCCGATCGCCTTTCCGAACAGCTGCCTGTTCGCATTGACGTGCCCGTACATCTCTGCCGCCAGTCAGGCGCGTGATGGGTGGACCCAGATCGTCGGCAACCCCGGCGCTGCCTCCTGCATGGTCCAGGTGCAGGCCGACGACCAGAACGACCGCCGCATCGACGGCATCAACCTCCTTGTCATCGGACGCTGATCCCCATGGCCAAGATTTCACAGCTCCCTGCGCTCGACAATCCCACTGGCAGCGAGCGCGTCCCCGTCATCGATGAGGCTGGTGTAACGCGCGGCGCGAGCATTCGCCGGCTGTCTGAAGCGGCGGTGAAGCCGCTGGTCAGTGATGCTCAGGCTGCAGCTCGTGCAGCAGCGAACACCGTCTCGGCGCTCAGCAAGCCTCGTGTCTTCGGCCGGCCGGTCGATCCGGCCGCAGGCTTGAACGCGAGTGCCGGTGCGTTTGTGTACGCAACGCCTTTTCCCGTCACCACCACCCTGAATTCCATCAAGGCGTTCGGCGGGAGTTCGGGTGGAACGCTGACGATCCAGCGATGGACCAAGTCGAGCACGGCAATGGCCGCGATCGGCTCGCCCGTCTCCGTGGTGATCGCTCCCGACGTCCTGAACGACCTGCCGATCGACATGCCGATCGAGAAGGGCGAGTACATCGGCGTGTCAGCCGCCGCCGGCGTGTTCGCGTATGTCGCAGGATCGGCGGATGAAGGCGGTCACTATAGCGCAGCCGCAGGGGCGACCAGCTTCACTGCCGGCACGCCCAGCACGAGCAACAGGCTGCAGCTCCAGTTCGGCTACAAGGCGCTAGGCGTCACCATCGCGGAGATCGACCAGACGCGTTCCGATGTCGCTGCCTTGAATGAGGCCGCTCCTGCAACTGCGGCGGCGGTAGATGCGGTGAGCCAGGTCACGACTTCGGTGCTCGGACGCACCGGCAAGCCGGTTGCCGGCACCAACGCCGGCGTAGGCAGCTATGTGCTCAGCACGCCCGCCGCGATGTCCGGCAAAATTAAACGGGTTCGGGTATGGTCGCAAGTCGCTACGACTCTGTCGTTGCGCGTCTTCGACAAGTCCGGTGACAATTTCACGCTTTCCGGTGCTGCCGTCGATGTCCCGGTCAAGGTCGGCTTGAACGAACTCCTCGCCAGCAATGGCGACTTCATCGCCAAGGACATCGCCGCTGGCCAATATGCGGGCTTCTACAGCCCGGTCGCCGGAGGCTTTGCCTATACCACCACGTCTACCGACACCACGTCGTGGTACTCGGGCGGGAACGGCAGCTTCGTGGATGCGGCCGTCTCCAATGGGCAGCGGCTCGAATATTCGCTGACGATCGAGCGCTCGGACGTAGTGCAGGTTGCTCAGAAGTTGGCCGAGCTGGAGGGGCAAGGCAGCGGGACCGGCTCCCGCTCGGGCGGCGTCTTCAGCCACGCGCTCAACTTCATCAATAATACCGGCGAATCGCTCTCCGCGGGCAACCCGGCCGGGACGGCGATCACCACCGAGCAGGAGTACGATAACGTCGGCTTCCCGGCGCACGCGCCGGCCCCGGCAGCGCTGGTGCCGCTCACGGTCGCCGGCACCCAGCTCAACGCCACGGGCGAAAGCCCGATGTACGGCGCACTTGGGCATATGAAAGCGCTGGTTGCGGGCGAGAACGGCCTCGCGCCGGCCGACCTGAAGTACCAGCTCGCAACTGCCAACAACGGCTACCCGGGTTATACGCTGGTGCAGATCAGCAAGGGGCAACAGGCGTTCACCGACGCGATGGCGCAGACCCAAGCGATCAAGAGCATCGCGACCGAGGCAGGCCTGACCTACTCCTATCAAGCGACACTGCTGACGATCGGCGTGAACGACACCGCACAGACGACCAGCAAGGCGCCCTTCAAGGCGCAGCTGCTCAAGCTGGCGGATGACTATGCCGCTGATGCCAAGGCGATCACCGGCCAGTACAACGATCCGATCATGCTGATCTCGCAGGTCAGCACGGCTGCCTATCGGGACATCTCGGAAGCCCAGATGGAGGCTGGCCAGGAGCACGGCCTGATCCGCGTCGTGGCGCCGCTGTACCCCTTCGCCTGGACGAACGCGCAGCATATCGACGGGCCCAGCACGAAGCTGCTGGGGGGATACTACGGCATCGCGCTCAAGCGGATGCTGGTCGACAAGACGGAGTTCGAGCCGCTGCAGCCTGTCCGGCACGCGATCTCCGGGAACGTGATCGACCTGTTCTTCAGCAAGCGCGGGCTGGTGCTGGATACGACCCAGGTTCCCCAGCAGGCGAACTATGGCTTTTCCGTCTTCAACGCTGCCGGCGCCTCTCAGGCGATCAGCAGCGTCACCATCATCGCGCCCGATCGCGTCCGGATCACCTTGAGCGCGCCCGCGACCGCGGGCTGGCAGGTTCGCTATGGCTATCTCAGCGCGGTGGGGATCGCGAACTACACGGGTGCTGCGGGTAACCTCCGGGACAGCCAAGGTGACCGCCTGAAGTACCTCGGCACGCCGATGCACAATTGGTGCCTGCTGTTCCGGTATCAGGTTTAGGGAGCGCGCTATGGGTTTCTCACTTGGCGTATGCGTAGCTGCCGCCCATCCTCGCTACCTGTCGAAACCCGGCGGCTTCAAGCCCGGCAAGGAGCTTTGCGGTCGCGGCCTCGCCAACGAGCTTACGGTGCGTCTCGATCACGACTTTTTCGAACAGCGTGAAGTGCTCGATCGGGATGTCCACCTCGGCCCCCTCAATGTCCATCACGAGCGCGGTCGGTTTGGAGGCCATCTCGGCCACCAGGGTGGGAAGGGTCCTCGCGGGCACTTCGACGCGGGTCTCATTTGCCCGGCTCAGGATGCTGGAAGACCAAAAGTTGGCGTTGACGCCGAACGAGATGCTACCGTCGGACGCAGAGACCGCAGCCTGTACGATATCGGGGGCGGCGATGCCGTTTCGTCGAAAGTTATCTCGAATGGCAGGAGCCAGGTTGGGGTTCGCTTCGACCATGCGAACGCCTCTGACTCCGACCACCTTCAAGCAGTAGAGCGCCATGAACCCGATGGCGGATCCTGCTTCCAGGACATAATCGCCTTCGGTGAGAACCCGGGCTGCGAGTTCAGCGTCGCCTTTCTCGTATCCCCTCGACATCACATACCGCATCCGAGGGGAAGCATCACCGAACGCGAGGGTTACTCCCTCGATGTTTACAGTCTCTTTGGACTTAGTCGCAGCATAGTGAGCAATGTCACGAAGATTACGCAGGCGCTCTTTCATCCACAGCCTCCCAGTTCTTGCGTTGACTATGCCGGTGGAAAATCATCACCGCAATGTGAGTCTGCGCCATAGCCGCACCACGCCGCTACGGCGGCAACCGCCATCACCCTACCCGATCACACTGACCCGACGCCCGGCGCATTCCGGGCATTGCCCGCAATCGTAGAGTGCGTCTCTACGATTGCGCCCCCCGTGACGCCGCTGCCGGGCCGCGCATGGTCAATGCGTGGCCGAACCTGTCGACACCCCCCGCCTGATCGGCGACCTGCTGCGCGAAGGCGTTGTGATCGAACGCGCCGGTGCGACGTGCCGCGTCGCCATCGGCGATCTCGAAAGCGGCCCCATCCCTTGGCTTGCCGGACGTGCCGGTGACGCAACCATCTGGTCCCCGCCGAGCGTAGGCGAGCAGGTCGCGGTGCTGTCCCCGGAAGGCGACATCGAACGCGCGATTGTTCTGCCCGGCATCTTCTCCGACGCCCACCCGGCACCCGGCGGCGACACCACCCATATCGCCTTCGCGGACGGCACCTGGATCGGCTACGACCCCGGCGCCGGTGAAGCCATGGTGTCGCTTGGTGATGGCACCAGCTGGTCGATCGCGCCCGGCAAGATCCGCATCAACTGCGACGTCGAGATCACCGGTAAGCTCACCGCCATCGGCGACGTCGTCGGCGCCGGCAAGAGCCTGAAGGATCACGTCCACACCAAGGTGCAGGCCGGCGGCGCCATCTCGGGTCCGCCGCAATGATCGGCATGAACGCCGCCACCGGCAAGCTGCTGGAAGGCATCGAGCATCTGCGCCAGTCGGTGCAGGATATCCTCGCCACGCCGCTCGGCACCCGCATTGGCCGACGTTGGTACGGCTCGCACATCCCCGAACTGCTGGATCAGCCGCTGAACGATCGCACGCGCCTGGCGCTGGTCGCGGCCGGCGCCCTTGCCCTGATGCGCCAGGAGCCGCGGATCCGCGCAACCCGCA